CCTGTTCCTGAAGCTCCAGATGTGCCAGCTTTTCTTCTACGCCGATAATATGTAAAAGTACGCGGGCCTTTTCTTTAGAAGACGCTTCCATAAATTTAGGAAGATTTAACGCCAGCTGTTCTACAAATTCATTTAAAAGCTGCTGTCCACCTTTCTGTCCGGTGGGATCAATCACCTTCAGATCGCTGTTTTTGCCGTTCCGTTCAACAACCAGACCATTGGACATAACTAAATGAAGCCGGGGAGGAATAACAGAGCCTTGCCGGGCAGCCTGAGATGGTTTAAAGCCGTTTCCTCCCAACGCCCAGGCTATACTGTCCAGTACCGAGGTTTTTCCTTGATTGTTTTTGCCGCCTATTACGGTTAATCCGCTCTTTTCAGGTTTAATTTTTACTGCTTTTATTCTTTTTACGTTTTCAATTTCCAGACTGTTTATTTTAACCATTTGACAAACCTCCTGTTTTGGTTTAAAATATGTTTAACGTATTTTTTCTTGCCGCTCTTCGTGATGCCAGTCGCGAGAGCGGCTTTTCTTTTGTCTGTGCCAGGCCGCACGCCTGTCGTCGCTTTCCTTGCCGTCTATTTCACAATCGGCCTTTTTCATTTCTATGTATTCCTTTGGCGTGATCGTGAAGTAAAATGGAATCTTCCGGCCTCTCTGCCTTTTGACTATCTCCAACCTTTTGACCTCCCTGGTAGATGATCTTTTTTAAACTGCTTGTAGACCTGTTCTGAGCGCTGATCCCTGGCTGTTTGGTAGCCTCTGCGTTTTACTTGTTCTGTTTGGGTAAAAGCTTCTTTCCTGGCTCTCCAAGCGGTGAAAAGTTCGCATTGGCCTATTCTGTGGCAAAACGGCGTTCGTTTCGTACAACCAAAGCACGGAGAGGCCTCAGTGAATTTGCTGATAATGACCTGCTGCATACTGGCTCCTTTTCTTCTTTAAAGCGTTCCTCAGCTTCCGGTTCCGGTACCGCTCGCCGATATATGCCGCTGTGAATACGGCGCTCCATACCGCCAGAACGATAAACGCCACTGTCATTTCTGTGCTCATGTGCTTGTCCTCCTTTTTGCCTCCTGCGGGGGTTAGCCGCAGAGATCATCTTAATGTTTAGTATCCGTTGCGGTATTTGTTTCTTTAGGAGTTAGCGTTATTTTTAACTTACAACCATTCTCCCGTCCCCAAATATCAGCCAGTACTTCCGCTATGTAGTATGGATCAAACGGTTTTACCATGTGAACTCTGTTTTCACTGAAATCAATCTTTTTCAATGACTTTACCCCCTTTCTTTCTTAAATATATTGAGAACATGGGAAGTCCTATGTCATTTCCATAGTGAAATAGCAATAGACAAAACTGAGATAACTGTTGCTGGTATCCAGCTCCACCACGGAGGGCTGCTTTTATTTTTCACATTATCACCCCGCTTCCTTTTCGCCACAGATATTCACGTTTTAGTGATAGTGCTTTTATTTAACTGTTTGTTGCCTCTTCGCCGTATATTTGCTTGCACTGTTGTTTGCGCGAGATCGGCGTTGTATTTAAGACGTTTATTTTCATCAAGTTCCCCTGTGTATCCGCGTTTGAGTTCTTCGTAAACAGCAGCAACACTTCTTTGGATTTTTGAGGCAATATCTACTACTCTGTTTCCATCATTGTATAGCGATTCTATTTCGCGACGTTGGTCAAATGTCAAATATGAGTATTTTCCCATTTTTAAGGCCCCTTTCTTTGTTAAGATTAAAAAATAAAGCAGAAAAATCGTTTTGATTTCCTCTGCTTTTAATATTACTCTCTCCACTCGAAAAAGTCAAGAGTAAAAGCAGAAAAAATTAAAATGTTTTTTTAGAAGGCTTCAAGCGGATTCGGCGACGTACCTTTCAAAGAGCGATCCCGACGTTTCAAAGCCTAAAATCTCACGAGGATAATTATTGATCCATGATTCTACGCGGTGAATATATACGGCGGTTACTTTCCGGAAGTCTGTTCCTTTCGGTAAGAATCGCCGTATCATTTTGTTTATATTCTCATTTGTTCCCCGCTCGTATGCGCTGTATGGGTGGCAATAATAAGCTTTCGTGCGCTTCCGGTCTTTGCCATAAACGGATCGTTCTATTCCGGCACAATCCGAAAATTCCGAACCGTTGTCAAACGTAATGCTTTTGAATATCTTTGAAAACCGCTTCCCGTAACGACGTTCTAATTTGTTCAGCGCCGCCACGACACTGGCGGAAGTCTGATCCGGTATTTTCATAATGATTTCTTCGCGCGTCAACCGTTCAGAAAGAACAAACAAGGTTTCCTTTGTCTTTTTCTTGCCGCACACACAATCGCCTTCCCAATGTCCGAACGTCTTTCTTTCGTTAATCTCTGGATTGCGTCTCTCTATACTTTCGCCCGCCGACGCACGGGCGGCTTTTTTGCGTTCTATTTTTCCGTACTTCCTTTTCCGTGCCCCGCATTCCGGTAAGCTCTTGCGGCTGATCCCATAAAATATTCCCTTATCGATGTAGTTATAAATCGTCTTTTCGCTGATTTGTGTTTTGAATTTCAGCCCCATCCGCTTGATTTCTCCGATGACAGCTGCCGGGGAATATCTTTCTTCGCCGATCTTCTTTTCAATAAAAGCAGCTAATTCGTAATCGCTGCCGATCTTCAATTCCCCGCCTTTGGCTTTGAGGTTTTCACGGTAATGCTGTTGTGCAATCTCCGGCGAATAGCGTTCTTCTTCGGTTAAGTCAGAATTCAAATGCACATAGGTACCGCGCTTCAACTCCCTGTATATCGTTGTGTTGTGGACGTGTAAGCAATCGGCGATCTTGCAAGGATTCAAGCCTTCTTTCAAGCCCTTTTCGATTTTTAGGCGGTCTGTCCATGTTAAATGCTTGTGCATTCTTCCTTCCTCCTGTTTCCAAATATGACAAAAAGGCGGCAGAAACGCCGCCCCTGTCGTTAGTTACTTATCCCGCGCCGCTTCGCAATACGACGCAATAAACTTCTTGATTTCCGTTGTCGGCGTTGTCCCGTTGTCCGCGCAAGCCTTTTTGAATTCCTCCAGCACTTCCGGACGAAGATCAAGCGGGAAGCGGGCGTAATGCGTTCGAATGTGCTTTTTCTGCGCTGAATAGTCCTTTTTGCTCATTCTGTTACTTCCTCCTCTTCAAGGATAAGACGATAGCAACGATCGACAAAGCAATGCTAATCGCCGCAAGAATATAAATCGCTCTATCCATGCTCCGTTGACGTCAAGCGTTTTTTTTGTTATACTGATCAAGGCGAGGGGGATTGCTCCCCCTGCCCGTTACCTTGTTTTTCTATCAGAAGAAGAATTGCAATTACAAGGTTGACGATCGCGGTAACAAGATTGATTTTGCTTGCTGGCTGGTCTTTCTTATTGCCGCTTTTCTTTTGCTTTTTCTTGCTCAACGTCCTAACCTCCTTTCTGATATTATTATACTATATACGTGCGTATATGTCAATAGCTTTTGCGGAAAAAGTAAAAAAATAAGCGGCGGTTCAATCACCCCGCCGCCGTTATTTGTCGTCTAAAAGCCAATCAACAGAAACACCAAGTGCTTTTGCAAATACTTTTAATTCAAAATCTGAAACAAAGCGCGTTCCAATCTCTATTCGGCTTATGCTATCTCGTTCCAAATTGACGCCCATCGTTTGGATTTTTGCAGCTAAATCTTCTTGACGCAGTCGTTGAACAACTCGTGCTTCTCGTAATCTTTCCCCACAAATATTCTTTTTCCCATTGTAGTCGTATATTTTCATTGTGCCAATATTCCTTCTTTATTCTTATTATTAGCGAATAATGTGCTAATATTCCGCTTTATTCTTGATTTTACAGTGTGAACCATGTATAATTGTGTTAAAGATCAGAATTAAGTATTCTAATCAATTTCAGTGTTATAATTAGGAGGAATCGGAAATATGAAATGCCAAAATTGCGGTGCAAACGTGGAAAACGCGCAGGTGTGTCCTAATTGCGGAACCATATTACAAGCTGGGAATTCTACTTCTCAGCAAATACCTACCATCATCATCAACAATGTGAACAAAAATGAAAACACTAATATTAATGCCGGATACAGCGGTAATGGTATTAGTCATAAGAGTAAAATGGTCGCTTTAATTTTAGCGATCTTTTTAGGCTGCCTTGGCATTCACCGTTTTTACGTGGGGAAAGTAGGAAGTGGGATTATATGGTTTTTGACTGGCGGTTTATTTGTGTGCGGTTGGATTTATGATATCGCGAAGATCGCTTCCGGCACTTTTACCGATGGTGCTGGGTGTGTAATCAGAAAATAAAAAATCCCCCGACTCAACCCATCTCGGATAAAGCGGGGGAACTTATTGACAAATAGAAAAAAGAAGCGGTTACAATAAAAGAGTAAGGCGCTACCTTTGAGACGGTTAGCCCATCTTTAAAGCGATAGAAGTAACTGTTA